AGGAAAGTTTATCTGACCATTGCCAACAATTTGATTCGATTTTCTTGCAGATTTAGCGTTAATAAACGTAGCAGTCTTGTCTTGTTGAATTCTTCTTGCAACTTGTATTGAGCCGCCCTTATAATAGCCATTTACAGGATCTGCACTTTTAGGATCTATGTTCCCATAAAACATTCCCTTCTTTGACAAGTCTTTAACCATTCCTGTTCTGTTAATTGCAATGATTGGAAAAATTAAAGCACCGTCGTCATCTCTTAAATCTTTGTTGTGTTTGATTTGAAATGCTCTTTCTGCTGCAACCCAAACAACAGGAACTTTTTTAAATCCTTTGTTTGTTGTTGCAAATGCATTTAGTTTTTCGTTTACCCAATCATAAACTGCAAAATCAATAGTCTCTATTGTTGACGGTTTAAATGGCAAAATTGTTCTTTGTGTTTTTTTATTATCTTCACTCATCTTTATTCACCATTAAATAATCCATCACGCGCACGATAACATTGTGCAGAAATTTCCAATTGATGTTCGACTTGTCCAAAAATTTGTTTTGGCTCAACAAGAGTAACTATTTCGTAAAAATCGCCGTCATACAAAATAAAGTCACCTTCTCTGACGAACAGGTCTTGATCTTCTGTTATTCTTCTTTTATGAAAATGACAAGTTAAAGAATACATCTTGTCAAGACCATAGTCTGTGGTTGTTGTTGTGTATCCGCCCCATTCTATCAAAGCGTAAACTCTAACAGGTGGTAAAAATGTTTTTTTAATCGCTTCACCGTACAAAGGATGGAAGTTTGTGTGTTCAACACTTATTGGATAATATGCAACAGTTTGTCCAATAACTCTTTCAATTAATTCATCGTTAACTTGTTTGACCAGATTTCTTTCGTTTTTACCGAAAAACATCGGAGGAGGAGGATTGTCTGGTCTTTTCCATCTATTATCATCATCTGACATCTATTATCCTCCTAGCCTACATAAAGATTTAATGGTACTTTTGTTTGCAAATTATTTGAATCATCTGCGAGTTTTGCATCTTTTTCTACTAGAGAGCTGTATGTCAACTCATCTAATAATGTTTTTAATTCTTCTTTTAGTGCATTTTGTTCTTCTTTTGCTTGGCTTAACAAGTCTCCTGCATTCAAAGTAACAGAATCACCAGGGATTGGAACAGTTGCAAATTTGCCTCTTACTTGTGCAAGCATTTCTTTTGCTACCGCAAGAGCGTATCTTCTAATCCATTGCTTACCCATTGAGTTGATGTTTTCGTATGGAATGTTTGTAAAAGGTAATGTATTATAATTATTTACCCCGAGTGTTCCATCTTCTCTTGTCGCGTCTGTTTCCCATGTGTCTTTCGGAACAGTAAACTCAAACCAAATGTGCGAAGGAGCACCGCTGCCTGGACTAGATGGTGGTGGATAAACTCTAATTCTGTTGTCTCTTATTTCATAAGAATAATGTGAAGCTCTTGTATAAAGGTTTGTTTCAAAAGCCATTGATTGTGCTTTGTTTTGCCAAGCTGGTATGACTTCAAATGTTGATTCATCAGAATATTGACCATAAGTATAAAGGTTGCCCACAACATTCAATCCGCCATAATAACCATAAAACCTCCACATAGATGCTGGAGATTTGTAGTAAACCCTTCTTACTGCAATTCTTTTATTTTTAATACTTCCCGTAAAAGCATAGCCAAATTCAGTGCTTCCATCAATCGAAGCATCTTGAACTATTTTTTGTAAATCATAATCTTGAACATCGTCTAATAAAGTGATTGATGCCGAATAAACACGATTATCTCCAAGTGCAGCTTCAACAGCTAACCCATTAGCCACTTGTTTTGCATATTCAAATTTAAATTTAGGAAGAGTTAATGCTACATTTGTTCCACTAAGACTTGCAGATAAAGCCCCGGACAAATAATGACCCTTTGAATCAAAGGATGCCGTTGTAGCACCAAGAAAATTAGATAATGAATTTTTTGCTTGATGATTGTTTACAATATAAGAATACTCCAAACAAGAAGTTTCATAAGCCGAATAGATGTTTCCTGGCGTTAACTCAATGTCAAGAACATCTCCGCCAAGCATTTTGTATGTAAATGCAACTTGATCGACTGCGCCAGTTATAAAATCAACAGAACCACTATAGATTCCGAATACCAAAGAGTCTGCAACAGCGTCATGACTACCTGTTGAAGTTAGAACAATTGGGCTAGTTTGTTGAATTGGAGTTAAAGTTGGAATTGACATTTATGCACCTCTCTGTGAAGTAAATAGTCAAATAGTGCTTTAAACGAATAAGAAAACCCCACCTCCCTAAAAAGAGAAGTGGGGCTTCATTTGGATTTATTTTAAGTTAATAAATTAACCTAGAAGATCCTGACAGATTACCAAACCATACATGTCTGGTCTAACCATCTTCTTCGCATAACGGGTCATGACACCCTTACGAGGTACAAAGTCCTCTGGTCCGAAAATGGTTGGAGTTACCTGTAGTGGCACATAAGGCGCATAGACATAGCCACTTTCTAGGAAGCTATTACCTTTACGACCTACCAAACATACATTACGTGGGAAGTATGGATCGACATAAACGTCCAACTTCTTGCTCAATTGACCAACACGAACAGCTCCGATAGTTCCGCGATTTTCATCAGCAGTTGTATCGGCGCGGAAGCCAGCGGTAAACTCAAGAATGTTTGCAACTTCTGGTCCGCAGACAACGAAGTTTGCTCCACCTCTTAGAGTTTTACGATGGATAGCCGCAGAAATGTCGTTCATGGTTTCAATAAGAGTCTCGTACCATTCTGAAACAGTACCAGTGAAATCTGGGAATAGTGTTTCATTAATTGGCTTACCATTTTCAAGATTTACAAATTTACCTGGTTTGCGTGACCAGTAATATTTACCAGCAGTCGCACCTTTAATCAAGTCATTGAGAATCTCTTGATCGATTTCTAGAGCAATTTGTTCAGAAAGAATGCTTGTCAACTCAACTTCTGCATCCAAATTGTGGTATGCATTGATGTCTTGTTGAAGCTCTGGTGTCCATTTTGCCTTGAGTTTCTTGGTTTGTGCAGTAATAGATACAGAATCAACTTTGATGTTAATTTCTGGAATTTCTGCTTCATTTTCAAGACCCCAATCAAGTGCGCCTTTAATTCCACCAGTGGAATCAGCAGTTGTGAAATCATCAAATTGTGCCCATGTGAATGTCATGTTACCAGCAGATGAACCTACCGAAACTCCACCAGCGATGTTTGCTTGTGAAACAGTTCCATCAACACTTGCTTGTACAACAAGAACATGATTTTTTGGATCTCCAGCTTGATACATACCACGATTAGAACCAGAGTATTGTGTCAAGCGACGGATTTGTGAGCCAGAAATTTCAGCAGCGGAACCAGAACCTTCTCTAGTAATTGTGATGAGGTTATCTTTGTTTAGTTGATCTAGATCAGAAACTTGAACTTTGTAAATAACCGCTGTTGTGGTGCCAGAAACAAGATCTGCATCATAACGCAAAAGAGCATCAAATGCACGGTTTGCGTCTTCACCAAGTGAAACTTCACCTGCTGGAAGTACAGAAGTAGCAGCAGTTGTATTGCTATTGCCAAATGTACCAGAAGCAAAAACTGTTGGTGCGATATCTGTTTTTGAACCTGTTGGGCTTGAGTAGCCATTATTAAGGGCATAGTAGCTGTCCTCTGCTGAATCACCGGAAAGTGAAACACCACCAGTAATTTGAGATCCAACTGCTCCGCCGCCATAAACTGATTCTCCCGATTCGTACCCAAGACGAGTTGTAGCAACTGTAAAGTCGAGGAAGAATACGAGGCCAGATGGAAGGCTCATTGGTTGAACAGAAACGAGATCGTTTGCTACCAAACCACCGAATACACGACGAACGATAGGAAATGCAACTGCTGCAAAACCTTCAACGTCGCCAGTTTGCATTTGAGATGCTGCCTCACGCAACAACTCTTTTGCTTGATTTTCTAAAAGCATAGCCATTGAGTTACGGCCATGATCAGAGGAAATACCTTCAAGAAGACCAGTGTTGTCCCACTTGTCTAGAAGAGCTTGTCCCTCTTTTTGGACGTTACGATGAATAACGCCCTCAGTCAATTTTTCAATAATAGACATGATTTTTTTCTCCTTAAATGTTTATTACATAATTCCGGCAAGTTTTTTCATTCTATCTGAAACAGAATTTGATTCTTGCCTTTTTTGTTTAGATTTCAAAACAAGTCGGTTATTTTTGCTCAATGCTTCTTTCAAACTTTCAGGAGCTTTACCGTCCTGCTTGGATGAAAGAGAGTCTTGCAAAGTATCAAAAATAACTTTTGCTTCATCAATTGAATTCGCTTTAGAAATCGATTCGACAAGTCTATTCTTTTGTCGCTCATTCAAGGAGTTAGATTCCAAAATACGATTTTTATAAATTAATTTTGCGTTTGAAGTATTAATTTCTTCAAACTTTTTGCTTGCTTCTAGGGCAACACTCTTGAGTTCTCTATACTCTTTAACAACTTTTTTATTTTCTTGTTGGAGAGAATTTACTTGCTCTTGCAAATCAGCAACCATTTTTTCAAATTTTTCGATTTCTTCTTTTTTCTCAGAATCTTCTGCTGCTGCGGCTGCTGCTTCAACGGCATACTTCTGTTGAGCTTTTGTTGGGTGAGTTGTTCCTAAATCACCACGAGCTTCAACCTCTAAATCGACTTTCAAGATTTCTTCAATGGCTTGTTTAAGTGACTCTTCGTCAAATTCAAGCTCTTCTTCGATGGATTCTTCTTTTTTCTTTTTATTCACAAATGGCTTCAGTTGGTCCGGCACTTCTCTAGTCTTTTTCTTCTTTTTAACGTCGCCTTTGTTTAAAAATGCAGGAACTTTATCGTCGGTCCTTCCATCTTGGTCTAAATCATCTTCAGTGTCTGGTTTCATTGGCATTTTTTCTTCTGTGACTTCATCTTCATCTTCTGTTAGGAGTGCCAATAGTTCTGCTTCAGTTGATTCAAACATTGTTTCTTGATCTGCAACAGGCATGTCCATTTCCATCTCGCTTTCTGCTGCTGCTTTTAGTTGATCAAGATCTAATTCAACTTCCATGTCATCTTCAGGACAAGGGCAAACTTCTTCGCCGCCGAGAGCTTTCATCGGAAGATCATCTACTAGATTGCTCCGATCCACCTCTTCGCCGGGAACTCCAAATGGATCTTCCTCTTGTTCCAATAAACTATCCACAGCTTCTCGAATTTCTTGTGAATACTTCTCAATTACTTGTTGTTCTGCGTTTTTAATTGCTGCTTCTTTAAGTGCTTTTGCATCGATAACAGCTTGTTCTAACATTGATGATGACATTTTGTTCTCCTAAAATAATAATTGTCTCAAATAAATAGTGAGTAAAAGTTGTAAATTGCTAAAATTATGGTGTATTAGCCAACTCCAGCGGATCCTGACCAATTATCTAGAATTGAGCCGGTTGGTATGTTTGTTAATCCGGCAACAACATCAAAAAGAAGATTGCCCGATGGAACTTTATAAAAAAGTTTTGATACTTTAACATAAAATACTTGCGGAGATGTATCATTTACTGCTGTAGAACTTATCTTCTCC